AACCGACGATCCTCCGGTGTCGTAGCATGTGATTGTCAACCCATCCGCTGAAACATCGGTGATACACGGATATACCGAGCCGTCGTTGTCGAGAACAATGGGGACAATCTCTTTCGGGGGGTAGTAAAAATCCTTCCCGTAGTCGGCAACGAAATTGAGCGTGATACCTCCGGCAGGAACCGAAACTGTATCAACGATTTCAATATCCGGCACGTCGTAAATCTGTTTTAATTGCGTGATTGTTAAATGTGACGGTGTCCCGTTCGGAGTCAAGCGGTACCTGTATTGTGTATACCGGAACGTCTTCTCGCCGCTGATATACCGCTCCCAGTCCGACCATTCGATATTGTCGTTACTGAATTTAACCTTGGTTTCCTGATCGACGACAACGGATATCGAGCCGTAAGTGTCGTCTGGGAAAAGGCCGTATGTCCTGTTCAGGATATTTCCATACGATGCTTCAGCCATAATCGCGTTGAAAACGAAATCAAACCGTAACGATGTCCGCCCCACTTTGTACGTATCGATCACGGGCGAAAGGACTTCATGCATGTCGCCGTCGTTTTCTTGGTACGTGGCAATTCCAAGATCGCCATACGTATCTGCCAAATCGCCGTACTGGATGGTGTCGTATGACACCAATATCCCGTCCGGTCTACGGTGCAGGTTTGTCAGGGTACCGGTTCTAGAATCGATGTCATCACGTTCAAAGATAACATTGAGCGTTTCGTTTACACCTATGACATTAAGGACGTATGACGCGGCCTCGACGGATAGTTGACCAGCATTATCGACCGTCTTCACACGCACGACCCTGGTTCCGTCAAGCACCCCGGAAAACTCGAACGGGAAATTGTCGAACCTGCCAACGTAATTCGCGTCCGTCCACGACGAACCGCCAATACGTACCTCCAAACACTTGAAGTCTGGCATATCCGGGACAACGCCGTCAACGACAATATAATTACCACGTTGTACTGCCGAAACGTCTTCTGGCGCGGGTGGCTTGACGTCTATCCCGATTACGTTCACTGTTTTTTCAGCGGGATCAGACCAATCGCCGTAAACAGACTTCGCGTAGACCTGAACGACAAGACCTTCACCGATAGGGACATTGCCCAAAGTGCATTCAATTTTGCCTGTGCTTTGCGGTTCGACCCGTGCGGCCCAACGCCGAATGCCGTTATGGATAGTATAGACACTGTAATATTCTACACGCGCGCTTTCTTGTGGCGGTGGATCCCACGAAAGATCTAAGTTCGCGATATGATCACCGGATTTTGTCTTGTAACCCCATTCTGAAACAACCAAATTTTCAGGACTAAAAATCTCAAACGGGCTTTCAAGGTTCGTGTCTATCGTCAGCGTTATATCCATTGCGCGATCGTTGTATGCTTCGGCTACGTATTCAGAAGCCGTCACGACAATGGTATCGTCATCTTGGTCTTCAAGCTTTATCACGCGAAACCATTTATTCTCCCAGCCCGGCAGGTCGTGTGTGATGGCTATCACGTCGCCGACCTCAATATCGCTGTCCTTGATTGACAATCCAAACTGACACATATTGATTGACCCGTTGCTGACGTCAAGCAGGTACGCGCCCATGCGCTGTGCCTGTATTGCGCGTGTTATGCCATATAACTGATATCGGCGTTCTACAATGCCGCGTTCGGCTATATCGGCTTCGTTTTCAAACACCGACACGGTCTGTTCCCAATACATATCAGGATTAATCCATTCAATCACAACACGATTATAAATCTCGTCTTCTGGACGTTGCCACCAGGTGAATGATCCTTCAATGATGTTGTCCAAACCGATTGCCTTGTAAGGTGCTGTGACAGGCTTATCAATGTATAAGCTAATTTTGTCACGCGCAATCAACGCGCCACGAAAGCATGACAAGATGTCCGTCAAATGGTCTATCGCGCTTTTTTGTGTGTCGATCACATAGTCAAGCGTGAAGCGTGGCCCACCGCTGACAAGTTCATCACAGTAATTGGCAGCTTCAATGAATGAATCCAGATCGACCAATTCTTTGGGTAATCCTAACCCGACCGGCTCATTACGTCCAGTGTCGGGATCCCAGTAGGTGCCGGTAAGAATATCGTAAATTATCCATGCAGGATTACGTGAAAACTTGACACCACTTGGCGTCCAGACCTTTCGACCTTCAACAATTGATGTAATCGTTGGATTACCCGAAAGCTTTTCGCTTGCCTTTAGCGTCGTAGCCAAGTAGGCAATGTTAGGATATCGCTTGCCACCAAGCGAACGAGGATCAGCAGTCTGACTTGACGTGCCGCGGTAGATGCTAAGTGAACATCCTTCTGGCGGATTGCTGGACAGGCTTAGTTCGTTCGCTTTCACGTCCGAAATCGAATTGAATTCACCAAGGCCAAGCGCAATCAGCAAGTCCTGCTTGGTCTTCTTTGTATCCAAAAAGTTTTGCATGATGATGTTGCCGGCTAACCTATTCTTGCCATACACCAATGGTACCGGGATCTTCTGCGTCTTAGTGTTTTGGATGGGACCAAACGTATACGTGGGGCTATCCGAAGACACGCCGAAATCTGTCTTCGGCGGCTCGTCAAATAGTGATCCAACTGCGGCACCGGCCATCCACATCGTGCCTGCTGTAAAACCGGCTACCACTACGCCAGCTGCACCGGCGGCCATCCCGACCAACGCACCAATAGCGGCGCCTACGCCCATGTCATCTCACCTGCCTTTGTACTGCCAAATCGCCAGTATGTAATCCGGTTACCTTGCGGTGTGTGCCTTGACAATCTTGACCTTGTGTCCTCAGATATGTGCAACATACGGTTCCCGACACAAAGACCATAGTGCACATAACCGGCTGAAAGCCGCAACGCAACCACATCGCCTTCTTCTGGTCTTTCAACCTGCGAGGCAAATCTTGGCAGGTCATGTAATCCATTGATGGTCATATCCAAATAATCATCCCCGTAAGACCATACGTCAGGCATCACTATCCCATATAGATATCTTGCCGCAAGTATACATAACCCGGCACAATCCACGCCATCGAAATCACGTCCGCCGACCTTCCAAGGGATTCCGATAAAGTCTTCCAATGTTTTTGTGGTCATGGTACCTGCCTCGGATCTTTAGCGCTGGGAATGTAAGGGAAGTGCTTGGAATCGTACATTAATTTAGGTATCAAGCATGACAATGTGTAACCACTCGTGACGCGTATGATGATGCTATGTTCGTTGATCCGCGCTTCTTTTAGTTTGCCAGCGAATTTCATCACCGCGCCTTCAGGCGTATCGAGCACACCTCGTTCAGCCACAAGAGCATGGACTTCTACTCCCTGCAACCTGTAATACTGTGCCAACGCTGAAAATGTCCGGTCAACGTTGTCAATCGTGATATTGACCTCATTTACGGTATTGTCCGCACCCACTTCAATACTATCGTACTTCACATTACAGCAGACATACTGGCAAGGGTTCCAGTTTTCATCAAAAAAGTCTATCGTAGCCACGCCTTTTTCTTGATAGTCTGTCAGGTAAAGTGATTCAAACGTACCGTCCGTCTTGTGTGGCAAGTTCAGGATTCGCACCAACAGGACCGGTGCCACTTCATCAGCGGAAACTGCGACATTAAACGGCGTTGTCCCACGTGGCATTATTCGATCACCTCTTGTATCGTCAATTCACATTCCGCATATGCTGAACCGTAGTATGAAAATTCCAGCGAAGCCTCTTCGAACCGCACCGTTTTTGCTACCGTTTCGCCTGGTGGCGTCCACAAAAATGCTTCATAAGAACCTTTCCTAGCATCAAAGAAGGCGACAATCTGACCTATCACGTCTTGAGTGTTCCTGAAGCCAAGCCGCCACTTGTCCGGCCGAGGCCCTTTGTAGCGTCGCTGTTCCCTTCCAGACTCGAAGTTTGATACAAGCACGTTATGTTCGGTTGTATGCTTGTACGACCATAAAGGGACAAAATCGAATGTCTCCATGATTACGTCGCCCCCTTGATAACTTTTCGGACCTTGTCATTTCGCCAGATACTATTAACAACAATGGCTTCGACTGTCGCCTTATTCCGGCTCAATAGATCGACGAAAGACCGCGCGTCGACAGCATTCACATTCATTGTGATATTCACGTTATCCCCTGCCACAGACCCGAGCGCGTCCAACTGTGCA